AGCAGCAAAACCTCAACCGTTGGGTAGAAAGAGCAACCCACTGGCTGAAGCCCTTCACTATTTGGAATGACCTACCAACCACACCCGACCCGATTCCCCCAGGGCTACCCTCATACATCTGCATTGAAAGCGACTTCGACGGCCTACGCCACGCCCTAGTGCAAGTCCACAAAACCCCCCAAGGCGACCTATACGTAACCACCGCCGAACACGACAACATGGCTGACTGCATCAAAGACGCCGAAACCAGGCGCCAGGAACCAAACACCCACCTAACCATCACCCCCACCTACGGCAACCGCCTCACCACACCAGCCGAACGCATGGTAGGCAGCCGCGAAATGACCACCGCGCAACAACACCTCCAGGCCGCCATACGGGCCGGCACCCTGCACCACCCCCACACCCCCCCACTAACCGAAGCCATACGCAAAAGCCGCATAACCAAGACACAACGCGGCTGGAGCCTTTCAGCACCCCCCGGGGGTGGCGGCGTACAACTAGCACGCGCCCTAGCGTTCGCCATAGACAGCGCAGCACTCGCAGAACCACCCGCCCCAATGGTCATCACCCGCAAAACCACCGCATAACCACCACCACCCCCAAAAAAGGCGCTGCGCGGCGCCAAACGGTTTTTTGAGACCCCTGCCACACTCCCGCCGCCCCTGCCTGGAAAAATCCCTTGAAATTTGAACTATCTGGGGTCATCCGGTGCAAATCCTGTATGTAAACGATTTCAAAAATTCATACCGCGGGATTTGCAACAGACCCTGTAAACAGTGAGAAGTAACGCATGTAATCGGTTGCATTATGGTGGGCAACTAGATACATTTGCCCCGTGCCAATTTGGCCCGCATCAGCGGAGGCCCGTACCAAGCATGTCCAGGCGCGGGGTTTCCTTGACGGTGTGCAACCGTTCACAGCGGTACCGCCGCCCATGATTCCGGCGTTCGATGACTGGAACACACTGAGCCTGGACGCCGCCCTAAGGATTCCCGCGTACAAACGTGGCGTAACCCTGATTTCCGGCATCATCGCGCAGCTGCCGCTAGTGGTCTACAGCCAGGGCGTCAGAGTGTCGCCGGATGACGTGAAACTAGACGTGAGCCAGCCAGAACAGTGGGTGCCCTATGAGGTCACCATGCAGCGCACCGTCATAGACCTGATTGCGTATGGCCGCGCTTACTGGCTGGTCACGCAGGTGAGCAAGGATGAACAGGGCCGCTCATGGCCGGTGAAGGTGGAGTACGTCAAGGCCGCCGACGTCGGTGATGACGGCATCAACGCCCCCATGGTCAGCATCCCCGACCTGGGCGAAGTGATGAAATCCAGCCGCCGCGCAATCGGCACTCAACAAGGCGACGTTATTGAAATGTACGCCCCCGCCGGCGGGACGCTCGCCAACGGCACCCAAATCCTGAACACCGCGCTAGCCCTTGAATCGGCAGCCGGGAACTACGCCGCCGCACCGATGCCGGCGCTGGCCCTCAAAAACGAAGGCGCTGACTTGCCGGTAGACCAAGTAGAAGGCCTGCTGGAAGCGTGGGAGCAAGCCCGCCGGGAACGCGCCACCGCGTACCTGAGCGCCAGCGTCACCGTCGAGCAATACGGCTTCAGTGCTCGCGAACTCCAAATGGTTGAGGGCCGCAACGAATCCGCTATCCAAGTCGCGCGACTACTGAACCTGGACCCGCACTACGTCGGCGCCAGCCTGCCGGGGACATCCATGACGTACAGCAATCGCGTGGACCAACGCCGTGACCTACTGGACTTCACCTGTGCCCCGTACATGAACGCGATTGAGCAGCGCCTCACAATGCGCGACGTCACGCCCACCAAATACTCCAAGGTGGTGCAGCTCAATACGGAAACGTTCCTACGCCTCAACATGCAAGACCGCGCCAACCTAGTTGCTCAACTGCAACCCCTGGGCATCCTGAGCGATAAAGAAGTTTATGACCTGCTGATGTTCAACCCCCACTCAACTGACGGAGGAATCACCCAAGGATGAGCGAACACATCGAGCACCGAGAGTTCACGCCAGAACTGCGCGAAGCCACCGACCCCAACACCGTCGCTGAAGTGCATGGGCGGGCAGTCCCCTACGGGGTTGATACTGAGGTAAGCGGCTTCCGTGAGATTTTCGCGCCGGCAGCGTTCGACACCAACGCAGTCATCGGCACACCCCTGGCGTATAGGCACGATGACGCCATTGGGCACATCACCCACGCAGAAAACACCGATGACGGCCTGTACGTCACTGCCAGCATCGCCGACACCGCGCAAGGCCGAGACGTGGCCGCGCTACTACGCGCCGGCAGCATAAAAGGCATGAGCGTCGGATTCCTGCCCATCCAATCGCGGTGGAACGAAACCCGCGACACCGTAACCAGACTCCAAGCCGGCCTACGCGAACTAAGCATCACGCCATGGCCGGTCTACGAGGCAGCAGCAGTAACCCACATAAGAGAAGAGGAGCCACCCGTGGCCGAAATTGAAACCCAGGAGCCGCAGGTAGTGGCACCTGACAACATGGCGACCCTCGAGGACATCGCAGAGGTTCGCGAGCAAATCAACGCTATTCAGACGCAACCCCGCGAAATGGCGCAACCATCAGGCGCCGAAGTAGCCGAGGCGTTTTACCACTACCAGAAGCGGGAAGGCTTCACGGACTCGCACCGTGACGTACTGAACCGCGCCTGGTCTGACGTGACGCTGACTGGTAACACCGCCAGCGACGCCGCACCATTCCCCACCTACGTTGTCGCGGAGATTGACCGGAAGCGCCCAACGTTCAGCGCCATTGGCGCCACGCCGCTGGCCGCCACCGGAATGAAAACCTATTGGGTCGGCCCCGGCACGACACCCATTGTCGGGATTCAGGCGACAGAGAAGACAGAGATTGCTAGCAACGCCGCGAAGGGCGCACTGATTGAGGCGTCTGTCATCACAATCGCCGGCGGCGCTGACGTATCAACACAGATGCTGAACCGTGCAGACGGCTGGACCTACCAGGACTGGTTGTACGAGTTAGGCGTGGCCTACGCGCAGTTCACCGATAACGAGCTACTCAAGACGCTGGCGACCACTACCGCCGACCCCGTGGAATTGAACAGCACCATCAGCGGCGCGGTTGGCGCCATGCTGGGCCGCGCAGCCGCGCAGATGGTAACCGGCACCGCTGACACTCCTGACCTGATGGTCCTGGGACCATCAACGTACTTCAGCGTCGTCTCGTCTGGTGGCAACGGCTTCCCATTCGCCGGCGGCAACGCTGGAGCGGGCAACGTTGTAAGCCAATCCATGAGCGCGTTTGGCCTGAACGTCGTGTGCGACAGCAACATTGACGAGAGCGCCGGAACACTTGGCTACGCAATCGACCGGCGCATGGTCGGACTGCGCGAAGCCGGCACCTACCAGATGAGCGCCGACGCGCCCAGCAAGTTGGGCAGGGATGTCGCCATTTGGGGCTACATGGCTTCCGCGTTGTTGAACGACGCTGGTGTCGTGCCGATTCAGCCCGGTACCGGCTTCAACCCCGGTGACGACCCCGTAGAGGGCGTGGCGGCGAAAGCCAAGAAGTAACCCACTTTCTGCCCGGCCCCGCCACCGTGGGCCTCCACTGGCGGGGTCGGGCCTCCACTAATAAAGGCGAAACATGAGCGACAACCTAGGCGGCAGCACTTGGATTGCTGACAGCATAAATCCGCCTTACGCGTCGCACTTCTACGCCAACCCAACAGACTTGACCCAGAACGAAATCCTCTTAGTCATTAGCGAAACTAGCAAAATGGCTGAGAGTCCCGCGTGGGATACCGCGAAAGCCGGCGACATCGTTACCGCCTTCATGACAGACGCGAACTACGGCAAATACGTCATCACTGAAATAAGCCGGTCAGCCACAACATGGAACATCCACGGCCACTTGCTGGAAGGCCACGGGGAAGTCTACGGCGGCATGCGGGCTGACATCCACATAGAAACGAGCGACATCGTGCCAGACAACCCGCCAACGCCGTTAGACCCGGATGACTTTGCTGCGGTGGACCATGAACACGACGAGTATGCCACCGAGGACCATGAGCACGCGCTACCTGAGCACGCGCACACCGAATACGCCGCCGCCGACCACACGCACAGCAATGGCAGCGCCCAACCCACCACCACCGGCGTCCTCGTCACCGGTGACCAGTTAGCGCAAGCCCTGGGCTACCCCCAAACAAATGACGAACTCGACGCCGCAGCTGCCGCCGCGTGCCTCACGCTGGAGCCACTACTGCCCACGCCGACGCCAGTAAACGAAGCGACGCAGCAGGCCGGCCTAGTCATCGCCGTGGACATTTGGCAGGCCCGCACCGCCGCCGCCGGCCAACCCATTGGCCTTGACTTTCAGCCGGGGCCGTACCAGATGGGCCGGAGCCTCACCACCCGCGTCAGCGGCCTAATTGCGCCGTACCGCGCAGTGGGGACGCTGGCAGGATGAGCGCCCTTAGCACGACGTGCCGCGAAGAACTAGCCGCCGCCCTCAACGAAAGCATCGAGGGCGTGCAGACTTTCGCAATAACGCCACCAGTGCCACCGATTCCCGGCATGGTCATAAGGCCAGACGACCCCTACTTGGTCATTGACCGCGTCGGGTCGCGCCTGTCCTACATGGTCGCCCTGGTGCTAACCATCGTCACACCAGCGACGGACATCAGCGCCAGCGTCAAAAACGCTGAAGAAATGGTGGACCTGGCGCTAGAGCACATTCCCACCGGGTACAGCGTGGAACGCATCAGCACCCCAACCCTCACAGATTTAGGCGCCCAAGGAAGCGCCTACACAACAGACGTGAACATCAACGCACACGTCACGAAACCCCGAGAGGAAAACAATGGCTAGCGTCATCACTGGGTCAGACTGCACCCTCACAATCAACAGCAAAGACTACTCATGCACCATCAACGCCTATACGCTCACGTTTGACACCAGCGCCGCCGAGTACCAGACACTATGCGGCCCTGTTGCTGGTAAAGGCACCGAGACAGGCACCCTAGACGTTACTGCCGCGTTTGATGCTGGCGAGTCCGACAGCCTGTTTGATGCGCTGTGGGCCGCCGCCGACTCCGGCACAGACATCAACTACGTCGCCGACCTGGGCGGCGTCACGTTCACCGGCGCGGCAGTACCAGCCCGCCCCGACGTGAACGCCACCGCCGGCGAAGTCAGCGAGTTCACATCCAGCATGGCCCTGAACGGGATTCCCACCAAGGGCACAGCAGGCTAAATCAACCAGTGGAGGCCCAATGAAACTGACAATAAAAATCACGACAGACACCGACACAAACCAATACGAAATCCGTGTAGGTGACTGGCTGGCATGGGAGGACGCGACCGGCGTGAGCCAAACCGAGTTCGCTACACGCGGGAAACTGTCCGACATGGCCTTCCTGGCGTGGAACGCCGCCAAGAGAACAAACCCAGCCACGCCAGACGACCTTCAGGAGTTCGCCAACACCATCGTGGACTGGGATTTTGAAGTCGAGGCAGACCTGGACCCTACGAAGCCGGCAGCCTGAATCTTGGCGTCATGCAGATAGCCATAGCCACCAGGCAGCCACTAAGTGAGGTCAAGGGCTGGACCATGAAAGAACTAGCGACAGCAGCGGAGGTGCTCACACAATGGCGGTAGATGTCCGAATTGAGGGCATGAACGCCGTTCTACGCGCCCTCAACAGTTTCGGCAAAGAAGCCAACGCCGAACTAAGGGATGAGGCGCAGCGCGTCGCCGATAAAATCATGGTCCCGCACTATAAACGCGCCGCCATGAAAATACCGACCTATGGCGAGTTCATCAGTAATGACATCAGGAGCCGCCGCGATCGCGTGCCCGCCGTCAAGATAGGCATGAGAACCCCGAAACTGTCCGGTGGCGCCAGCCCGCAAATTCTCCGCTATCCGACGTACAGCGGCGACCCAGGCAACAGCCCCGCACCATTCACCCCAACCAAGTGGATGCTCCACGCTAAAGGTTACAAACCCGAAGCCATGGAAGCCTACGGCGACGCCATTGACCGCGTCGTCAAGAAATGGAATCGGGGTATCTGATGCCACCCAACGGCAGAACCCTAACTGTCTACCTGACGGCAGACACCAAGAAAGCCCAAAAGCAACTAAGCGGCTTCCAGAAAACCATGAAAACGCTGGGCAAGGTCGGCGCGGTTGCCGCCGCCGCCGGCGTCGCAGTGCTGGGCAAAAAACTAATCGACCTAGGCGGCGAAGCGGTCGCCCTCGCCAGCGACCTGGATGAAGTAAACAGCAAAATCAACGTCCTCTTTGGTGAGGCGCAAGCCCGCAAGATAAACGATTGGGCCAGCAACTCCGCTGAAGCGATGGGCCTAACATCGCTGGCCGCTAAAGACGCCGCCGCCCAATACGCAGTGTTCGGTAAGTCTGCCGGCCTCACCGGCGAGGAATTGACTACGTTCAGCACAGACCTAGTGGGCCTCGCCAGTGATTTAGCGTCATTCAATAACACCAGCCTTGAGCAAGCCCTGGGCGCCATCCAGTCCGGCCTTGCCGGAAGCTCAGAACCGTTACTGGCGTTCGGCAAGAACCTAAAAGAATCACAAAAACAGGCCTACGCGGTAGCCAACGGCATCACTGAAGCCGGTCAGAAGATGACCGAACAGGAGAAAATCCTGGCCACCTACGGCGCCCTGCTAGAGCAAAGCGCCGACGAAATGGGCGACTTTGCCCGCACCAGTGACGGCCTAGCGAATAAATCCAAAATCCTGGAAGCCAAACTAGGCGACCTAAAAGCCGAAATAGGCCAGTCACTGCTGCCCGTTGTGCTTGAGTTCAAAGACATTCTGCTAAACGTCCTACTGCCGGCGTTTCAAGAATTGTGGGAG